TTTGCAATGGCTGCAACTGATTGCTGCGGTTGGTCTGGTATCGATTGAATGCGTTGCTGTACTCTTGCGAGGCCAAGTCTTGCCCGTACCGTTCAGCACCCTTCAATGCACCGCCAGACAGTAGGCCACCTCGCGCCGCAGCGGTGCGGTCTAGCCCTTTAAGTCCCTCGCTCATCCTGAAAGCGTAGCTTGGGTCTGCTTGGAAATCAGCCATGCTAAAGTCTTTAGAATATTTGCCAAAGTCTGGGGCACCAGCATTGCTACTTAGCCCAAGGTAGTCCATCAGTCGGTTCTGGCCTGTGATGCCAGCTTTCCGAAACGGTTCTTGCAGGGCAACAGTCCGGTCAAACTGTTGCTGCTGAAGATCGGCAGCGCGGCCTGCCGCGCTGGCTTGTGTATTGGCAGCAGCATTGGAGGATATACCACCAATGACCGCACTGCCCAATATGGCAGCAGGAATGGTAAACCAAGGCATATTAATGCTCCTTCAAAATTTGGGCTATCGCCTTGACTTGTTCAAGGTCTGGCGTGCCGATTAGCACATCATCAACCTCGGACTCATCAATGCAATTGGTGGCGTGTATACAGTACCAGACAACATCTGTCACCGCCCGCACACCGTGGTGCTTACCGGCAGCTACTGTCAGGCAATTAGGCGCTGACATTACCGTTGAAACACCGTCCACTACTAGTTCAATCGTACCTTGCGCCAGCACAGATAGGTGGTCGTACTTGTGGGAGTGCTGGATTAGCCACTTGCCTGCGGGTATCCGCGTTTCTTTGGCATAGACGCCGCTGCTGAAGTGATGTGCAATCATTGTGTTACCGCCGTCATTGTTGGGGCCGCTATGTAGGTGACGCGCAGTTCGTCACCAGCGGCCAAGGTGAACATACCGTAATAGCTGCCAGTGTCGTAGAACAGCGTATTATCGCGGGACAACTGTAACTTAGATACGCCGCCGCCGCTGATGACCACTTCAAGCGGCCCGCCGGAAGTGTTGGTGTAGGTGAACGGCGACGTGCCGACTACGATAGGCGTAGGTAGCGTCAGCGTGGCGCTGTGCTTGCCGCCACCCGTTAATTCAAACAGGTTTAGCAAAAACCGATACCAGTCCCGCGTCACCCGCTTGTCATCGTCTACGAGCAGAACCCGCGCCGACGGTATGTTGGTAATGTTAAGCATCGGTAGGACTCACATGGAGTTCCGCGCCCATGATCGCTATCTTATTGGCGTCTGTGCCACTGATCTCGTAGACCCTATCGCGCAGCTTGAGCGTCATCCCCAGCCGTCGCCAAAACACGCGCTGCCCCGTCTGACCAGTAGCGCCCATTGATCGACTGTGGTAGTTGCTCCAAGTGTGCCCACCGTCATCTGACCAGCGCAACAGCACTTGTGGATTGCTGGGCGTAAGGACGGCGATTTCATCTATTAGATAAACACCACTCTCAGTAATCAAAAAATCATCGTTTTCGGCTAATAGAAATTGTGGAGTTGAATCGTTGACCGGATAGACCGTCCCAACCTCGCAGTCCAGTTGCAGCGCGTGTTGGGTGGTGCGCTTGAGCGTGTTCTGCCCCGTCGCCAACGCCCGCCAAGAGCGCAGCCACTTCTGCTCAGAGCCGTTATCCGAGTACACATCCAAATCAAAAGCGTAGATGTTTCCGTTCTGGAAGTCACCTACAACAATCTCATCGTTGTAGTTCATCTGACAATTTGAACGATGGCGCAGGAACTGGCCGTTGCTGAATGACGCCCGCTCATGCCATGCTTGGGTGGCAACATCAAACACCCAGGTTGCGTTAGCCGAGGGAAACAGCAGCACATAGAAGGCGTGGCCCTCTTGCTGGTAGGTGTAGCCAATGGCGTCCGAGATGTTGCCGTACTGGGCTATGGCGTACTCAATAGCGTGCGTGCTAACCCGCGCCCCGGTGTAGCCATTGGCCCGGTAGACAATACCGCGCCCACGGGCATCAGAACCTAGCCAGAACAGGCCGTTGTCCAGTTTGGCTACCGAGTACGCCGCAGCACAGCCAATCTCGTTGTAGGCTCCTTGGATGCGTGTCAGCGGGAAGTCAGTAGCGCCAGAGTCGTACCAGACCTCTACGCTATTGGTGCCAAACAGCCAGACCTCGCGGTGGTCAGCAATGATCGAAACTACGCCATCTGGTGATCCCTCGGCGCTGGCAAAGTCCAGCGGGTCAACTGCCGTACCGTCCAGCAGCGAAGTGATCCAAATGCGCTGACTGTTTGGTTCGTTGAATACAAAATAACCGTCCAGATAGCAAACCGTCACCGCGCCGGGAAAGTCTGGGTCAGTGATCTGCGCGAAGACGTAGGTGGACGAGTTGTAGATGTAGCTTTCCGGGTTACAGGCTACAAACAATTGCGTTCCATTGTCGGCCATACTGACCGGGCCGGTGCCGGACACCGTGCCGAGGTAGGTCGAGGCCCAGTTAGGGCCAATCTCGTACAGACCCTGACCCGAGACCACATAGCCCAGACCGTTGAACGTCCACAGGCCGCGAACAGGGCCGTCGCCAATAGTGGCAAGCAGGCTCAAGCCGGGGCAGCGGGATAGGAACCCAGCCTCTTTCCCGCCCTCTGGCGTGGCCTCTGGGAACAGGTTGACCATGCGGTTGTCCGCAGCGTTGGTGCTGCGGGCCACATAGCTGCTGCCCAGAATCTGCGTTTTCATCAATAGTTGCCCGCGAAGATGTTGAACCGCTGCCGGGTGCCTACGATAGAGTACGGCAGCGACATGATGTCATCAGGGTTGTTGATGCGCTTGATGTTACGCTTGGCCGACATTGCAATGCGCTTGACTTGCGGCGGCGGCTCAACGCCAAACTCAGCAGCAACTTCGCAGGCCAGATTGAACCTAAACGCCCGTAGGTAGCCTGGTGGGAAGGCCAAGTTAGTCGCCAGCGTGGCTGGTTGCGTGAGTTCCTCCACCGAGACAAAGTGCCATTCCAGCACCTTAGTCGGCACCGGGTAGACATACATTTCAATGTCTGGGTAACTCATGTTGATCCAGATCACCTGCGGGTAGGTGCTGGTTACGGTCTTCACCGCAATACCGTTGTACTGCTGCTGATTGATGATCTTGATGCCAAAGCTAATCCCGCTGGATGGGTCGCGGAAGTAGGTTGAGTCATCCAACAAGATTGGCCTGTTTCCTACAAAGTCACCAGTAGGGCCAAGTGTACGAGAGATTACATTTGGGGGCCAGCTAAAAATTTGATCTTGCGTAGAAAAGACCGACAACCGCTCTGTGTTCCAAGAATCGATCATCTGATTGAGCGCAATCAGCGCATCCTGGGAGGTCGCGGCTGATGGAGTCTCGCCCTCTGCCAACTGCCCGATGAGGCGCAGCGCCCCGTTGATTTGGTCACCGGCAGTTGTAGCCATGTTTGCTATCCCTCAGATTGACGCCTACGGCGCTTCACTTCCAATTCGTTTACCGGCGCTTCTAAATTGTAACGCACCCAGCCGTTTTTTTCATCGGCTTCGGCCTCTGCTTCCGCTATAGCGACCTTGACCCCATGCGTGGGGTGCTTGAGATATATGACCATATAGAAACGGGGGGTAGTTAGCCCCCCATATTTTTTAGGCTACGCGGTACAAAGTCCAGGCCAGATCGCCCGTTTTACGGGCGCGCCAAGCAGCAGACGTAAGAGTCGCGGAAGTAACCGTACCAACCAAAGTCCAGCCAGTTCCTACCGCAATGGTAAGAGTGCCTGCACCAGTGTTGATAAAATTAACATTAAATGCGCTGTTATTTTTGGCGCTGGAAACCACCGCCTCAAGATCAGCCACAGTAGGCAAAGTCAATGACGCGCTAGAGCCAGTGTATTGAACAATGCCGCCCGTTAGTTCAGCCGCCGTCAAAGTAGCCGCCGCCGCTTTTGATGTCGGGGTGTTTTGCACATCAATCTGAACTTCAGTTAGGTTGCCGTCACCTACCTGATACCCACCCGCTCCATTAGGAATAGCCATGATATTTTCCTTAAAAAGTTACGATTTAACCCCAGAGCCGAACGGCCATTGGAGCGCGAATGACACTGTACCCGTACAAGACGTCAATACGGCAAGGCAGGCGGTCATTGTTGATGTCGTACTGGCGAACAATACGCATTGAAATGCCGTTGTGGACTTGACGCGAAGCCATGTCAACACCTTGTGGCAGCAACAGATCAGCCGTGGCGAACGTGATAGCGTTCTTGTGGTAGATCAGGTTCTGCGGGTAGCTGGTAGCAGAGCCACCAAGGAACGTCAGAGCAGCAGACGCAACCGGGAACGAATCTACAGTAGCCAACGCATTGGTAGACGTGTAGATAGCCGGGGAGATGGTCAGAGTGCCAGTGGTCGTAGAACTGATGTCCAAGTTCGTGGTAACCACAAACTGTTGCAGCGAACCAGTAGACTGACGAGTCTGCGGGTTAACACTGTAGACATTGGCAATCGTGAACACATCGCCAACCCGGAAGGTCGGAGACCCGCTAGAGAAGCTGATTGGCAACGAGGTCGAACCTTGTACGGTCATGGTCGAAACCACAATTGGCAAAGTAGGAGTCGTACCAGTCGTATGGTTCACGATGGACTGCGACATATTGACTTCATCGTAGCCCAGCACGCCCGTACCCATCATACCGGCAGTGAACTGGCGGCTAATGGTGGAGGTTGGGTTGAAGAAGCCCTTCATGCCTTCTACCAAGTTGGCGTTAGCTGCGGGGTTAACCGTGGCGTAACGATCATTCATCGGCGAAGCGTACTCGTTCAGCTTCTGGTTGCCTTGCAGCAGAACCAGCGAGGTGGACGGCGTGGTGCCAGGAGTACCAACCGACGAGTAAATGCTCTTGTAAGCACTTGCAACGTCATTGTCGATGCTAGATGCCAACTGCGAGATACGGGGTTTGAGAACCCGCTCTGCGAAGTCATCCAACTGCATGGTCAATTCGGCAGACGTAAAGTTCACGCCGATGTGCTTTTGCGAAGCCACAGTCAGGGTCGTGTACTGCTCGTTGTCATCTTGAACTTGCAGGGCTGCACCATCGGTCACCAGCGCACGATCCGGCAAGCGGATACGCAGCGTAGAACCAATCTTGGCAC